CCCAGTAATCTCTTGCTGCTTCTGCTGCTAATTCTGCCGCAATTCTTTCATCTTCAATTCTTTGCTTTTCATTATTATAATCTATAATTGCTTGCTCATAGATTCCAAGTTCTTCTATTCTTTCGTTCGGAGAGGTGTCTTTAAATTCGACTTCGCCCCATGTATCATACCACTGAACAGCATGAACATCCGCAGGAATCCAGTCTAAATTTTGCTGAACTTTTAGGAGAAATTCTCCGTCAATTCCAATAACTCCATCTTCAGGTATAATCGTTAATTTCATCTTTTTCTTATAATAATTGATAATTATATTTATTTAAGTTTATTTAAGAAATAGAAACATTTATAGAACGAAGTTCATTTACAAATTTTCTCATCATATGATCATTCGCTTTGCCATATGTAAAGAAATCTTCTAAAGTAAACTTGTCTCTATCATTTTGCCACCAGTCATAATATAATTTTCTAGATTTTATATGATGAGGTCTTATGATTGGAATATCATCTTCATAACTACCCAAATCATTATCACATGTAATTAGTGGTATACAATAAGTTCTTCCACCCCCACATATAAAATAATCTACAGATAGACAATCTTTAATACTTTGCTTAGATGATATAAAATTTAATTTCATTTTCAGTGAAACTTTTCCATCCGAATTATAATGCAACCTAATTATTTTTTCCGCATAATGACGATTTATCATGCAGGCTCCAAAATAAGTCCCTAAAATAATTTTAGGATGTAGATAAAAATTTAAATATGTATCAGACTCATAACCCAATTGAATACAGTCCCAATCATAAGGAATATTATCCATTAAGTATTCCCAATCAAAGTGCCAGTATTCAATTAGGTTTAAATCATAGTCATCCTCCATCATGATCATGTAGGGTTCATTGGTATTCTCTAACCAATTTTTAATCATTTCTAAATGAGTAATTGCATTTGCAGTCACTGCCACATTTTCATGAACATATTGCCCATCGACAAAAACATCTCTCCAAGAGTCTATTTCAGAAGCCAAATATTTACTCGAAGAAACTCTCTGATAGTTGCTAATTTTCCAACGATCAAATTGAGATTCCATATAATCTCTACGGTCAGTTCTATTATCAAGATTTACATAATAAATTTTTGGAAGACCTTTGAGTTTATTTTGGAGATTCATTGAAATACTTTTTTAGATTTTAAATTTGGATAATCTTTATAAGACCACTCTTTAGGAGAAGTTTTAATTGCTTCCGACAGTTTTTCTAATCCTATTTTTGCAGTTTCGGGAGTCATATAATAATGATAACCTAAGGTATCAATATCTTGCTCCATCCAAGGAGTATTTGGAATTCTACCATCATATGACATTTTTTTTAGTATATCATAGTCTTCCTTTTTTTGCAACAGAATAGCACCACCTCTACCTAAGTTGAGATGTTTTTTATATTGAAAACTTAAACACATAAAAGTGTTTCTGATATACCCATTTTGCTTCCAGAATACAGCAGCATCTATAATGTTTGTATTCTTAAGATAATAAAAATCTTTCCACTCATCATATTCAAAATTCCATTTCAAATTTAATTTCTCTAAAGTAAATGGTACGGAAATATATGTATGAGAAGGAATGATTATGTTATTGTATTTTGTCAATCTTAAGCAGAGTTCTATTGCATGTGTACAACAATCTGTTGTGACTGCATATGGTGCATTATAAAACTCTGCAATTCTATCTTCAAATTTTTCAATAGATTCAAACATATATTCCGGTTATTTGCATAGTATATCTGTTTTCTTTTCCTAAATTTGCTGCCATATGCGGGGTATCATTTTTCCACAATACATAATCCCCCATACTCCAATTTACTATGGGGGATTCGTCAAGTTCAAAGTAATGCCCAGACTTCCAATCTTCTAGGAAAATAATTGCTCTACCAACATCATCAGTATCAGACAAATTCATTATTTCTCTATATCTTACAAAAGTATCACTGTGCTCTGGCATTATAATTCCAGGCTCCATACAATATAAAGTTATTGTTGATTTAATAATCGGAATATAATTTAAAATTTCATAACACCATTCCGGCAATGTATTAGATTGATCAAACATTGAACCGGTATATCTCTGGTAATTGTGCCCAAGAGATTTCCACTTTTTAATGGTGGTTTGATCATTGAATGGTTTGTTGATGTATTCTAAATTTTTATAGTCTTTTATTAAATCCGTTGGTATTTTATTGATCTGAATTTTCTTCGTCTTTTTCACTTTCGTCACCTTCACTTAGTAAATTTATTACTGGACTCAGTGGAGTGACAGAGGCAGGAATGATACCTCTTTCCATTTTATCAATCGAGTCGAGATACAATTGTTGATTTTGGGCATTTGCCCTTACAACTTCGTTTCTAAAGGATTCAACTGCAGCCCCAGTTTGATTTTCTTTTTGTGCCACCTCAATTGCCATAACTGGCATCCAAGCAACAGCGCATCCCCATTCATCGATCTCTTGCCCAGTGTTTGGATTCATCCCACGAACTTGAGTAAACCAAGCACACTTTTGCTCAATACACTTCTTTTTAATTAATGGGCAATAATTTCCAGGTTTCATTTGCATAATAGTTACTCCTTTTAAATAATTAAACTAACCAGGTAATAACAGAATATCTAGTTCCTTTTATTACTGGCATAATTTCGTGAGGGTACATAAAATTGGAAGGGAAGACAATGGCAGATCCTTTTTTAGATCTTATCATTATTTCTCTATCAAAAAACGCAAACTCTCCTCCATCATAATCTTCATTGAGTTGAATTGAGCAAGAAAGAGATCTTTGCTCTTCTTTATATGAATCAGTATGTTCTGAATAGAATTGCCCTTCTTTATATCTCAACAATTGGTATCCAGTATCAATTTGAATTTTAAATGATGGATGGATTTCTTTATATTCATACAAAACTTTGGATACTGATTGAAAAACTAAATCATCTATATTTTCTCTTATAAATGTATTTTTAGAAATAATCTCCTTATGAGAAATTATTATTTGATCGCAATTTCTTACTTCAAAATTTTCCGCTCCACCTGATGTTAAAGCTGAGCTCCAATCATATCCATTCGCATACTCCTCCAAAATTTGATCGCATACTACCTCTGGCATTATATCATCAAATACATGTATAAAACTATCTAATGTAGTATTTGGTTTAGATATAATTTTAGATGATACATCGACATTATTCTCACTAATAGTTACATTTTTATTTTTATATTCTTCTAAATCCTCTTTTACTATAGGTATTTGCTCTTCCAATTCCTTGATAATATTTTTATCTTCTTTTGATTCTAAAGATTTTTTTGCTTCATTAGAATTACAAGCAGATATTTCTTTTATTTTATCAAAATAAGCATAAGATTTATCTCCTCTGCTTCTTACATAATGAAGAAATACTTGAACATATTCTTCCCCAAAGTACATATCTCTCCAGTGATTGGAGGTACATCCAAAATATAACATGGCATCGCCAGGATTTAGAATTACACTACGCTCTTCTTTCGTTGGCGTTTCTATAAAAATAGGCCAGGAAGTGTCACCACGTAAATGGACTGTTAGAGATATCTCACAGGCATCTCTATCAGTATGACTTTCAAGTACACTACCATTCTTATATACTCTTGCATAAGCATATGTTGGTAGTACGGTTTCGTCTAAAATTGCAGATATTTGTGGAGTTTTTTCACATAAAAGTTCTAAGAATGAAATATAATCATATTTGGATGGAGAATTTGCCGATTGAGTATCTCCTGGCACGTCATTTTCATCACAATACTCTGCAAATTCTTTACCCAGACGAAGAGCATCATTTCTAGAAATAAAATTCGGAATAATAATATAATTATTTTTTATTAGTTTATCAATCATTTTCGATTTTCAATTGAATTAAATTCATTATATTTATTTAATTCCAATATGTCAAGTTAATTCTTTGATGCCAATATTAGATCTACGTAAGCTACGTTGAAATCTGCCGAAGCACTAAATGGGTGTGTATGAGATCCAGATCCACCAGCAGCTCCAGCATTACCGCTATTTACTCTTCCCCCAACGGCAATAAATGGTTGAAATGCGTGAGAAATGGCAAAAGATACGTTACCGTGAGCGTGAGATGGAAGTTGAGCTTCTGTAAGTACGTGAGCACCTATAGATCCTGATGCTGTTTTAGTACCAAAAGCACTTGGAAAATCTAATGTTCCACCAGTCGTAACACTACCACTTACGACACGCAACGTTCCAGTTCCACCCCCCAAAATACCGGTAGATCTAGTCCAACTAGTAGGGGCAGTCGCTTGTTCAAATAAAACCAAACTACCTGTAGCGATAAAATCAGGTATTGAATTGCATCCGGTTAATGATGTTGTTCCTAAAAGAGCCATTTTTCTACCTACTAAGTTTTACTACACCTAATTACGTCAGAATATAAAACACTAAAATTCTCAGCAGAAGTTCCAAATGGGTGTGCATGAGCGCCACCACCACCAGCACCTCCAGTGCCAGTATTATTATTTGCAAGTCTTTCTGGCCAAAGTCCCGGTGTACGGTTTGCAAGGCTTCCAGACACCCCATTAGCATGGTCGTGAGATGTGATTTGAGATACTGCAAGTGATGACCCACCAACACTTCCACCCATTGATCTAGTAGTAAATATGTTAACAAATGGATTAGATCCTCCTGAAGATAATGCTCCTGAGGCAACAACTCTTAAAGCACGATCATCGAGATCAGTCAATTTAGTCCATCCAGTAGGAGCATTTGTACCCCTAAAAATTGTTTGTGAACTTCCAGCAATAAAATCTGGTATAGAACTACATCCGGTTAATGTTGTTGCGCCTAAGACTGCCATATTTGTTTACATATAAATTAATCTTTACTAGCAAAAATAACATCAATATATTTTACAGAAAAATCAATTGCTCCCGAATTTACATTAGGGTGAGCGTGTGCTGCATTTCCACCTCTATTATCAGTAGCTGCAAATGATCTAGCAGATGCGGGGAAAGCAGCAGGATCACTTCCAACATCAGTACTATGACCTAGAGGGTGAGCGTGAACTGCCATTTCTGGCCAAGAAAGAGTATGGGCACCATTAGCAATAGTAAAACTTCTAGAAGTAAAGGTGGCAGTGAATGGATTGGTACCACCATCGGTCACAGATCCATTAGTGACTCTCAGTGCTCTATTATCAAGGGTTGTTATTTTAGTCCAAGAAGCAGGGGCAGATGTTTGATGAAACACCCAAATAGATCCAGTACCAATAAAATCTGGAATACTATTACAACCAGTTAAAACAGTAGCATTTAAAATTGCCATAATTATTTCTCAATTTAAACTAATATTTTTAAATTGGTTGACAGCATTATTTAGTATCTATTTATAATGATCCTGATAAAATCCATTTATAGAATTTACTCTTACTTAATTTTCTTTATTTCTAATTTGTGGGAATTGGATTTTGTGCCATTTGGGCATCTATTTCATCTTGAATTTCTTTTCCAGATTTAATAGGGGCATTGAGAACTATTGTTTCCTTAGATCCAGAAATGCTTCCCTCTCCACCCGAAGTAATTCTTTCTACTTCCTTTGCCACAATTTCTTCGATTGCTACTCTACACCTTTCAGAAATTACAGATTGAATCCATTCTTGAGGATCGTAAGTGACATGAGACAATGCTTTATTTTCAGCATCATTTAAAACAACTTTATATTCCATAATTATTTTATAATAACATTTTTATTTATCCATAATACCATATTGATAAGTGGGAATGTTCTTTACCGTATACATTAGCATTACTAGTTTGTATTCTTACTGCCAATTGATCATTTACAGCACAATCAACACCAAAAGTAGCACTATTAATATGCCATAAACTCGATCCATTTGTATTTGAATGTATTCCTCTTGTAGAGGTTACAATTACTCCATTTTTGTATACGTAAAGATTACCATTTCCACCACCAGATCCAAAAAGAGCACTCGGACAAACTAAGTAAATTCCAGATAATGGGCATGTAAACACTCCCGTACCAGTATTATAATGCCCCCCTTTATTTTCAGATGCTATATTATAAGTATAGACTACCGGAGTAGTACCAAAGTTTTCCCATGCCTCAGTAATATCTCTCCACCCATAAAAAAATGGATTTTGATTCATAGACATCGTTCCATTTTCATTTATTTCAATAGATGAAGTTGTTGCTCCACTGAATCTAATATCAGAAGTTGCAAGATTTGTTGTAATTAATGTGCTCATGATTTTACCTCAACTATACAACCAAATTGAACAATGAGAATGTTTGTCGGCATAAATTGACGCGGCTGAATTAGTTGCTCTAATTTGTATTTGATCGTCCTTAACACATCTCAACATAAAAATCGTAGAATTATAAAACCAATTACTAGTACCACTCGTGTTTGAATGTACTCCTCTTGCTGTTTTGTTTACATTATTAACATATACATTTAAAGTTGTCGATCCACCATTTGCTCCCATTAAACCTCCGGGGGCAACCGCATATACACCAGACACCGGGCAAGTAAATGTTCCAGAAGTGGTATTATAACAATTTCCTCTATTAGTTACGGCAACATTATAATTATAAACGGCTGGAGTTGTTCCATAATTTTCCCAAACTGCGCCAGCAGATCTATATCCATAAAAAGCTGGTTGATTTGGAGCAAGTGACCTTCCAGAAGAATCTATCAATAAAGAAGTTGTTCCAGTTATTGGAGATTTTATGACATCTGTTCTTAGTGTTGAAACTGTTAAACTACTCATAATTTTTATCCACAATACCAAATTGATAAGTGAGAATACTCTTTTCCATAAACAGTAGTACTTCCGGTTTGTATTCTTATTGCCAATTGATCATTTACGGCACAGTCAATGGCAAAAGGTTGCGAATTCGTCTTCCAATAATTACCTACATTATGATGAATTCCATTTTCAGTTACATTTATTCCATTTTTATATACTGTTGCGGTAGAAAAATTACCAGTGTTTCCTCCCAAAAATGCTGGATAAAGAATATAAACTCCTGCCAGTGGACAAGTCCAAATACCAGTTGATGTATTATAGTGACTTCCTCTATTTACTGAGGCAATATTAAAGGTATAAACTACCAGAGTAGTACCAAAGTTTTCCCATGTCTCAGATCCAGTATCTCTCCATCCATAAAATAATGGTAAATTTCTTCGCCTTACATAGTTATTACTATCAATCGTTAAGGAAGCAGTTCCAGAAGAATGATTTATATCTGTACAAAATAACCTATTGGTCTTTACTGTACTCATAACTATTCTGGTTTTGGATACATATCTTTAATTTTATTTATTTCCTCTTTCCATACATCATACCCACCATGATAAAGTAAATCAAACTGTTCCTCAAAAGATGGATATGCCTTAGCACGAAGTCTTTGATATTCAGTTTTTTCATATTCAAGTTGAAGTCTTTTTAATTCTTCTTCAATTTCTTCTATTGTTGGAATAACAAATCCCTCAGGAATATGAATCCAATCAATTTTAGAATAGTCTCCATTTACAATAATAAATTGTGCTTTTGGGCACAATGAATTAATTGCATCTGCTATAGTGTAATTCATGGTAATATCTCCATTGCTGTAATACTTGTAAGACCTCTCATATCTACAGAGTTTCTATCATTTATTCTTAATGTATATAGGGTTCCATTCCAACTTGAGCAGGCTGTTGGTGCATAAGTAATTGCGGAAGTTGTGGCAGGAGAATCTAGATATTGATAAGATGTAGTAAGACACCATCCCACATCAGTAGTTCCTTGACCCATAAAATTCATTCCTATTGTATTACTACTATTGGTATTGGTATTTCCGCCAATATTCACCCCATTTCTAGAAAATCCATAACTACTGACATAAAAAGCATTATGTATTATATTAGCAAATAATAATATTTTACTGGTAGTACTTGTGGGAGTTATTGTAACAGAACAGTTTGGTATTGTAGCATTATCTTGAGATGATATTGTTACAGTATTGGATCCCATATTACCGTAAACGGCTTGTAAAATATTTCCAGAATTTTTTAAGATTATCTTACCATTAACATCTTGAATTTGATCTACTTTTAGAATTGTCATAATTATGCCAATATCTCCATTGCTGTAATACTTGTAAGACCTCTCATATCTAAAGAGTTCCTATCATTTATTCTTAAGGTATAAAGTGTTCCAGACCAACTTGAGCAGGCTGTTGGTGCATAAGTAATTGCGGAAGTTGTGGCAGGAGAATCTAGATATTGATAAGATATAGAAATACATCCACCCTCAGCACCAGCACCCTGACCCTGATAATTCATGGCAATTACATTGCTACTATTGGTATTAGTATTTCCACCAATATTCACACCATTTCTAGAAAATCCATAACTATTCACATATACAATGTTAGTAACAACATGAGCAAATAATAATATTTTACTACTGGTACTTGAAGGAGTTATAGAAACCGAACAGTTTGGTATTGTGGCATTATCTTGAGATGATATTGTTGCAGTGTTAGATCCCATATCACCATAAACAACTTGCAAAACACTTCCAGTATTTCTTAAAATTGTTTTTCCGGTAGTATCTTGGATTTCATTTACCTTTAGAATACTCATGATTATTCTGGTTTAGGGTATTTTGCCTTTACTTCTAGACACTTATCTATATATGCCTGAATTTGCTCCTGATCACCCTTCACGATACCATCAAGATACTCTTTAAAGTCTGGATATTCTTTTTCACGAAGTCTCTGATATTGATAAGAATCTGCAATACTTTGAAGTCTTTCTATCTCCGCAAGAATTTCTTCTTTTGAAGGTAGATTATATCCTTCGGATTTAAAATCTTTAATGCTCTCATAAGTATCACCCACACTCCAGGTTGACCCTGGGCAGAGTGTATGAAGAGCATCTGAAATTTCAATCTTGGATCTCCTTTTAAAATTAATTTCGTAAGTCATACTACTACCTCATAAATTACTGCTGTTGAAACCATGTTTTCATTACTGTCCGCACCAGTATTGTTTAAAGTTCTATTTAAATAAAGCGTATATGCGTTTGCATTAGAACTTCTGACTGCCGGTGCATAGGTTCTTGATGCCGTTGAACCTGCAATTTGACTGTATGCAACAAATAAATTAGTTGGAGTACTAGCGGTGTTTGCATCATAAGAAGCAGAAACATATCCTACCCAACGATTATTTGATACGTTGTTTCTACCTTCCTCACCCGGAGTTGTGATGAGTGCTCCATCACGATGAATTAAAAATATAATATTTTCACTACCTTCACAATTAATCATCCATTGACAAATAATTCTATTATTTGCATTTGTGGGCGTAATTGATATATCCAAATCGGTAACGGTAGTTCCATCTCCAGTGGCAGCAACTGAGTATGTAGATATAGCATCGGTTCTGGCATATACCACTTGAACAATATTTCCACCGGTATTATTAATTAAAACATGCCCGTCTCTTGCTTCTACTTTATTAGTTATTAAAGTACTCATTCAAACAACCACCTCATAAATGATTCCGGTTGATACCATATTTTCAAAAGAATCTGCACCAGCATTAGCATTTACACATCTATTTAAATAAAATGTGTAGGCAGTTGCAGAAGAACTTCTGACTGCCGGTGCATAGGTTCTTGATGCCGTTGTGCCTGCAATTTGACTATACATAATATTCCAATTACTTGGAGTACTATCTTCGTTTTGGTCATAAAATGCGGCGGCATATCCAACCCAACGACTATTAGATACACTATTTCTACCTTCTTCACCCGGAGTTGTGATGAGTGCTCCATCACGATGAATCAAAATAACATTATCTTGATGCAATTCTCCATTGATCATCCACTGACAAATAATTCGATTATTTGCATTTGTAGGAGTAATCGTCATATTCAACTCAGAAATAGTAGTACCATTACCAGTTGTTGCAGATGAATATGTAGTTCTAGTATTAGACCTGACAAAAATAGTCTGAACTATACTACCACTGCTATTAAGTAATGGTTTTCCAGATGTAGAAAGTATTTGATTCGTTCTTAGTGTGCTCATAATTTATACAATTGACCAGGTGGCACCAGAGTTTACAGTAACCGTAATTCCACTGGCAATAGTGATTGGACCAACACTCATTGCATTATAAGTTGTAGTTACGGTATAGTTAGAAGTTATTGTTGGAGTATTTCTAACAAATGGTGAGGTACTTAGAGTAATCTCACCAGAAACATCAAGTTTTGATGTTGGTGACACGTTTCCAACACCAATTCTGTCATTAGCAATGTCAGAAAATAGATTAGTATCTGATGTAAGATTGGCAGTATCTCTAGTTCTAGCCATTTTT